TACATTCACGGTAAAGCATACAAGCCGAAGGTTCCTTACATCGACGGTAGTTACAGCTTGTTAGTAGGACATTTCTGTCACGAGGCTGGTTATTCTCCTACGTATATAGACCCGTACACTGGTGACGATTTTCAACCAAAAGAACCAGGTGTGTTTTTAATGGCTCATTCTGCTCAGATTACATACGAGTATACAGGTAAACAATCAAAGGACGAGTTGTATTGTTCGATACCGCCGTACAGCATTGTTGTTGACCCGTGGCGCAAGTTTACTTCTAGTGTAAGCACAGCTATACACTACGGTAACACTAGAAATGCATGAGTTGCATTTTACACCTGACTCTATCTTAGAAGACATTGAGAATAAAAGTAAAACGATGAAATTTTATTCTTCTGATAGTAAGGTAGAGTTCGTTAGGAACCAGCGCGTAATTGACCCTAAATATCATCAGAGTGATATAGAGTACTCCTTTAACAGTCACGGCTACCGTACTAGAGAATTTGCTGACGTAAAAGATAACGAGTTTATTCTAGTCTTTGGATGCAGTCATACTGAAGGAGTAGGATTACACGAAGAAGATATTTGGTGTAGTCAGTTATGCAATGCACTAGGGATAGATAAGATAAACCTAGGCAAAGCAGGCTCGGGGCACGATGTCCAGTACTTAAATACAGTACAATACATTAAGAACAAGTACCCGATGCCCAAGATGGTAATATACCAATGGCCACAAATTACTCGTCGAGGTTTTTCCTTTGTTAAAGACAACTCGATTGAGATTAGCCATTACACTGTGTCAGGAACTTCCGACGACAAGTTAAACAGCAAGTGGTATCTAAAAAGATACTGCGGTGAGCCAGGCGAGCGCGAGATGCTTGCGTATTCTAACTATACGGCTGCTAACGAACTGTGGAAGGCTCACGGTGTACCTGTTTACAATTGGACCTGGCTCGGTGATTTTGAGAGTATGTTTGTGGATTTAAAAGAAGTCGAAACCAAAGACACAGGGCGAGCAAGAGATATGATGCACGACGGTGCCGATATACACTCGCAAGTAGTTGAGCAAATTAAACCCGACATTGACAAAATGTTAAATTGGTGTTAATATCCTATTATGATTAGTGACATAATTTTTATTGGTGACGACTGCGAAGAGTGGCAAAAACTCAAGAGTCGTTTTCCTACTGCAAAACGAGCAGATGATTTTTTCAAAGCACAAAAGAAGTCGTTAACAAAGATGTTCTGGGCTGTATGGGCAGATGTAATTGTTAATGATGACTTTGATTTTTCCTACCAGCCAGACGAATGGAGTAGAGAATACGTTCATGTGTTTAAGAACGGCAAACACAGTGACGGTATTATCTTATGCCCAAAGCGAGCTAAAATATCTGTTAAAGAAGTAGAGTACAAATTCTTCACACGCAAGAAAGAAGTAGACATCCAAGCCAGTATACCAAAGCCGTATGACGTATTCTATGTTAGTTCTTACGAAGAATATTGTGAAGCGTTTGACAAAAGTTCAACTGCTATGTTCTGGATAGTGCGTTCTGACTTAACTGTATTACCTGAGTTTGACTTTTCTTACCGTGTACCTAAGTGGGAAGAAAAACACGTTCATGTATTTAAGAACGGTGAATACTATGACGGAGTCTGTCTGTTCAACACGGGACGCTTAGTAAGCAGAAACGAATTCAACTACTGTGCTTTTGTAAACAAGAAAGAAGTGAAACAGTTAGCAAGCCATCCGAAACCGTTCGATGTCGTTTTCATCTCCTACAACGAGCCTAACGCAGACGAAAACTATCAAGCTCTGTTAGAAAAAGCACCTCGAGCAAAGCGTGTGCACGGCGTTAAGGGCATTCACCAAGCTCATATTGAAGCAGCTAAACAGTGTTCTACTGATATGTTTTGGGTAGTGGACGGCGATGCCGAGATTGTAGAAGGCTTCGATTTTGACTACCAGGTTGCTAAATGGGAACAAGATACTGTACATGTTTGGCGTTCAGAAAATCCTATAAACGACTTGACTTATGGTTACGGAGGTGCTAAACTATTACCTGTAGAGCTGACAAAACAGGTAGATGTCGAGTCAGCTGATATGACAACAAGTATTAGTCACAAATTCAAAGCCGTGCCGGAGGTGTCAAATGTAACCGCTTTCAACACAGATCCATTTACAACATGGCGAAGTGCTTTTAGAGAATGTACGAAGTTGGCTAGTAGTACAATTAGAGGACAAGTAGATGACGAAACAAAAGCAAGACTCGACGTCTGGTGCACAGCTGGCAGAGATAAGCGGTTTGGAGACTATGCTATCAGTGGTGCCTTATCGGGTCGTGAATATGGCTCTCTTCATAAGTCTAGTGTTCAGCTGGGCAAGATAAACGACTACGATTGGCTATACGAACGTTTCTTGGAGTCGACTGATGAAAGTTGATATCCAAGACGTTCTCTTCTGGATGGACGCAATACGTAACTCTGAGGATAGGTATAGAACCTTAGAAAGCTTCTGGAAAGGGCAAGTTAATTCCAAAGTATGGCTTGCTGAGTCACTGCAAGGATGTTTGCGCACTGTTGACAATGATGTTGTAGTTCATGGCGGCTGGAACGGCGTGTTGTCAAGCATCCTGTTCAACGCAGAACTTAATATCAAAAACATAACAAGTGTAGACATCGACCCTGCCTGCGAAGAAGTAGCATATACAGTTAACAAACGATACGAGATGGAAGGACGGTTTAAAGCTGTGACTTCTGACATGTGTGACTACGACTATGAGTCTGTTCCTGACGTAGTTATAAACACAAGTTGCGAACACATTACTCCAGAGCAGTACAGAAACTGGCTGAATAATGTACCTAAAGATAGTTTAGTTGTTGTGCAAAGCAATGACTACTTTGAGCTAGACGAGCATATTAATTGTATGCGTTCGATGAAAGAGTTCCAAGATTCGTCTAGACTAGATGTAATATACAAAGACAAGCTAGTCCTTCCTAAGTATACACGCTTCATGCTTATCGGCTATAAGAAGTAGCCCAAAAACGCCCCAATTACGGGGCGTACTCTTACTCCACTTTACTCTTTACGTTGCGCACACGACGCTCTCGTAGCTCCTACACACTGAATATTAGTGTGTCTCTAGAAGCATTAGAACCCTTCTGTTTCTGCAAACGCCACGCCGAGTACTAAGCTGCTAGGCAGGGCAGAGATAGTCGGTTCGATAGTGGGTCCTATACCGAGTTCTCCAAAAGCTCCGCTGTCGTCAGTGAACCCAAGTACTACTACCTTAACACTTTCGATCTGTTCGCCAAACTCGTCGAAGTCGACGTCAGCGAGCCTGACATTACTTAACACGCTTGACCCGTCTACAGAGAATTCTATAGCATTGTTGCGTGTCATACTAGTTATAATTGTATCGTTGATGTCGTAGAACTCAGTTCTAAAAACTAGTCCGACAGAACCGGTCGGTACAGAACTTATATCAACTATGCCGAGGTCTAAACGAAGCTGTTGATTCAAGTTCCATCCACCTGAAATTGTTGCAGAGAAGTTCCCGTTAAATGCATCGATACTAACTGGGTACGACCCATTTATGTTACTATCAATAGTGCGCCCAGGCTGTACTCTTGCAGCTTCTGTTAGAGAGAAGATGCCGCCTGTTTCGTCTTTGCCAGTAAAACTAAAGTCTGTTGAGTTCACTGTAGTAGAAGCTACAGTAGTCTCTGAACTAATATCAATATAGTCACTAGTAGTGAACTCGTAGTAGTTTATGACGTCGCTGTTACTAAAGGTTACTAGATCTGTACCGGTGTAAGGGTTTATGTAGAAAGAATCTATCAGAGCATCAGCTATTTGACTTTGCTGATCTACTTGACCTACAGAACTTGCAGCCCACGGTGACGACAAATCCCATTCTACTACTATAGACGAAACCGGTCCACTTTCGTCTGTTGTTAAGACATATAGTTTTGTGCCATCGTCTTTAAAGGCGTGCGACACAAATAGTCCGGAGCCAACTTCAAGGAAGACGCTTGTACGGTTGTCGAAGCTTAACGTAGACAAATCCCACGCTGTGCTTAGTGTATAAACCTCTACGTCACTACTAGTGTTTACAGAAAGGTATAGTCCGTTTGTGTCGAAGCATATTTCTTTTACGTCAGTTTCGAATACCACTCCGGCTGTAACCTCGTCATATGTTGCAGTAGACAAATCCCAAGGAGTTGACAATGTGTATTGGAATATTCGGCCAGCGCTGTTGCCCATAACATATAACTTAGTACCGTCTGGTTTGATCCAGAACGAACTTGGAAAACTGTCTTCTGTACCAACTGAGAGTTCTTTTGTAGTAGCACCTACAGTACTAAAGTCCCAAGACGAAGATAATGTACGTTGAACTATCTTGTCTGCAGACCCGCTCACTAAGTAGTAAACTTCGGTACCGTCTGGCTTCATTCGTACAGATTCGCCGAATGATTCCGGTGCACTATACTCGTTGCCTACAACAGCCGCTGCGCTGGTTATATTCCAAGGAGCCAATAAAGTACTCACTGAAGACTGCGATACTGTAAGAGGTAATCCGTATACTTGTAGGTATCCGTCAGTTGCATTAGGATTTCCGTTAATAGCCACAAAGTAAACAGCATCAGTTCCTCTAGAAGACCATACAACCCAGTAAGGGTCGCCGCGCGTGTCTGTCGGTGTTGGAATCTGACTACCGTCGGTGATGTCGTAGATAAACAACCAACTATACGGCGCGCTACCTTCTTCCGCAAATACCTCACCGAATATGTAGCCTCCGTAGATTGAAATTCTAGAGAGGTTCTGGAAGTTGCCATTAGGCATTTCGGGGGTAGTGTACAGAAGGTTACCGGTGTTTATGTCGTATATTTCAAATATGCTTCCGTTAGCACCGTTAGGGTAATTGTCTTTTACAACATAGTCCCCGTAAACGCCCATTGCATAATCGTAGTTGTTGCTACCAATGTTTGGTACAGGCGTGAGCGTATCATTTACAACGTCTAGTTCACTAACTACGCCGTTTCCGCCGACGTTCATAATCCAAAATCTTTCGTCGTAAAAAGATATTGGAAGGGTGTTTAGGAAATCAGCACTTCCTGGAATACTGCTTAACTGAGTAATTGTGTATCCGGGAGTTGTTACGTTGATTTTACCGAAGTATCTAAGACCGTCGTCTGAGTATTTAAAACGAACCAGTAAGTAATCTCCCATCATACCTAAGGCGTTGACTTGTTCGATATTAGTACCCATGTTTGCAAAATCTTCGAGTATAGTAAAATCACTGTCGCCGTGTTCAAAGTAGATAAGCGCGTCAGTTAGTCCGGCAATACCGAATACTACTTTTCCGTCTGGTAGAGCAGCACCCGGTCCGATGTATCTGCCGTCGAGACTGCTGATGTTCCTTTCTATCCCGGACCCTGTATTAACGATGTATGTTCTGCTGTTACCACCGGCGCTGTACGAAACAATTACTTCGTCGTCTAGGCCGTCGCTTCTTAGTATAGCATTAGGAAGATTTTCGATAGGGTTACCAACTCTAGTATTACCGTCGTCGAATGTAAAGTTAAAACTAGTACCTAAGTCGTATGTTACAGGCCCTTCCTCTATTCCGAGTGCAATACGGATCGAAGACGCTAATAGACCTATTCTAGATAAAATCATAAATTACGGTCCTGCATTGTCGATGTCGCCAGCGAGGTCCCATTCGTCAGTACCGACCTTTGTTATCGTTGCTGTGCTGTACTGTGTACGAGTACTCAATCGGCCATCGGCACTGTTAATTGTTACGCCACTTCCTGGAGCAAACGTTACTTGTCCAGCGCCTGACTGTGTTATGGTTATGTTAGAACCGATTGGAAAGTCCACGCTTGACTCGGGCGGTACAGTAACGTTTACAGCGCCTGCGTTTGTTACTCTGTGGTACTTGTAATTGTCTGCTAGTGCTAATATAAATCCTGCAGACTGTGCGGTGACGTCTATGTTGTCACTAAGGCTGTGCCACGTTGATCCGTCAAATGACTGAAGTTCACTTGCGCCTTGTCCGTTGTCAGTGACGTACACAATAGAACCAGCAACTGCACCTGTTTGGTTGTCTCTAGCTGTAGTATCTGCGAACGGTACAGGACGTAGTACCGGAGCCCTGAATACACCATGTGTATCAAATTCTGCGATTACGAGTCCCGATGCATCTGCATTTGTATTAATAAACACTAATGCACCAGACACGCCGTCGTTTGACACAACACCGTCGCCGTCGACAAACGATAGTATAAAGCTAGCATTTGAGTACTCTGTGCCGTTGTATCCTCTAAATGCATGACCGCTAATACCGTCAGCTAGTTGTAGTGCTTCTGGTGAATCTAAGGTACCACGGCTTACGTTATGGTCTACTAACGACGTACCGCCTGCTAATGTAGTATAGTTAATCAACCCAGCGCCAGTACCATCCCAGAACATCTTAACACGTGAAGGGTTAATAGATCCGAAGTCAATTTCGCCTGTAGTAGAGTCGATTAAATTGACGTCTAATTCAGTAGTTGTAACAGCGGTAGCAGTGATTTCGCTGTTAATTGAGTCAACGATAGTTGTGCTATCGTCGGCAAAAACGGACCCTCTAAGATCACCAACGACTTCGTCAACAAAGAGTGTGTTGTTTAGCGAGGTGAATATTAACTCGTCTAGGTTGTTGTATATTTCGTTGACGTTTAAGGTGTTAGTTGTTGTTGTAGACGTAGTGCTATCAAAGAAGATAGAACTGTCGTCGCCTGCAATAGTTCCTGTGTAAATTGTGCCAATGTTTAAGGTGCTGGTTGCGTCCTCAAATACTACCCCGGAGTTACTGCCTGTGATAGTATTTGTTAGCACTTCGCCTGTGTCAACAGTATTAAAGTAACCATTGAGCCACTTAGTAGATGTTGTACCGATGTTATAAGTTGCATCAGCAGTAGGAACGATGTTACTTGACCAAGAACCTGTAGAAGTAATAATATCGTCGCCGCTGTCACCTAAGTTAATGTTACCAGTAGCCGTGATTGTACCGTCGATGTTAATGTTACCAGTACCGACAATATTATTTGTGTTTAGGTTTAGGTTGTTGTTAAGTGATATAGTAGAACCAGAGTCGCTACTTAGTGTATCAACAGAAAGGTTAGTAACACCGAATGTTGTAACAATAATTGAATCAGCAGTAATAGACCCGGTAATATCTATATTACCTGTGCCGTCAATGTTAAAATTGTTTAGGTCGAGGTCGTTGCCTAACTGAGGGGATGTATCGTCTGATAGCTCTTGTAGTGCGGTAGCTCCAGATATAGGAACGCCGCCAGTAGTTGTACCGTCACCAACATATACTGTTTTTGTGTCAGTGGTAAAAATTAGTTCACCACTTTCCGGTACAATTAGCAGGCGTTCTGCATCAGTTCCGCGTCTTAAACGTAAGGCCATTACTTGTAACTCCTAATATGAATGTTACAAGTATTTATCCAAATTTAGAATTAGAAGATTACTTTTTTCTTTTCATGAAAGTCTTTGTCTTAGACGTTATGTCTTCTTTGACCTTTTCAACATCTAAAATAAAGTTCACACCTTCAATCACATCTTCGTATTCTTCAAATAGGCTTTCGAGGCTGTCTTCCAGTTCTTGTGCGCCTTCTTCACTGTCGCCAACTTCGTCCCGGTCTACTTCAATTGACCAAGTGTTACCATCAGTAAAGTTAACCTCTACGGAAGAAATATACTCGACGGGAACATATTTAATTTCGATCTCGTCAAGTATACCTGGCCAAGTGCCTTCTTCGTGCTGCGGTTCTTTTTCTTCTTCAGCCACTTGTTGTTGCTTTCTTTGACCCCGAAGATGAAGTGGTCTTCGCAGTCTTAGAAGCCGTCTTTGTTGCAGGCGCCTTCTTCTTTGGTGGATCTAACTCGTCGGCTTGATCACGAAGCGCCTTTGCTTCTTTATATAGTGCATCAGCTTGTGAGCGATACTGTGCAGCGAGCTTGTCGTCTGTTAGTACGTCGTCACTATATGCTTCAGCAGGGTTAGTCTGCTCTGCTTCTTGCTGCACTGCTTCTGGATTTTCAGCAAGAACTTGTTTCTTCTCTTCTGCATTCTTAATACCAAGTGCAAGGTCCTGCACAGTTACACCACGTTGTTCTGCAATCATATCATTTAGTTCTGAGAGATTGATAGTGGTTTGTGTGTTAGGAGTCATTTCGATGTCTCTAGTAGGCATCTTAACTAACTTGCCTTGGGTATGGAACGCCTGGAGCATATTTCGTCCGTCTGGCAGACGAGTACGTTGCATTGCTTCTGCAAGTTCGTAAGCAGATTGTCCTGTGTTACTCTCGATAAGTTTCATCAAGCTATCGTGCTGTTCAGCATCAAGTGATTCACTGTTTACAACGAGACAGTAGTCTGCTGCATTAGGAATTACTCGATACGCTACAATGCACTTCTTCTTGCTAGCAACGTGTCGAGCTACGTGCTTCAAGTCTGGCATATTATTCCCCTTGTGCAACCTGTTCTGCTGCTGGTGTCTGTCCTTCAGCGTTTTGTGATTTTTGCTGCTCTTCTTGCTGGCGAGCAATATCGTTTAGAAACGCTTCTAGTTTGTTATAGGTCTGTCCGACCTGCGCCATTTCGTTCGCTTTGAAAGCGCCACGCTGGCTTGCAACGTCAATGATTGACTTCATTGAGTTCAAGTCTTCAATTGAAAGACCTGCTGGTTGCTGTTGTGTTTGTTCTTCGGCCATGTAAGTTCTCCTTGTTGTAATAATATATATGCCGTTTTACTTAGTGGTATTTCAAATATGGACAGGCCAAAACGAAATAGCTCGACTCCTTAGGATCTTCGAATCCTATCTTTACTACAGATTCTACAACTCCGTCTACTATTTCAATACCCCGACCTACGTAGAAACGACCCTTACAGTTTTCGTAAATCCACCGGACAATACTTTCGTGAGTGTTGTATGTAAACGGCACTGAGATCACGTTGAAACTAGGAGGCAGCAACTCAAGTTGCCGCTTCCCTAGTAAGTTTAGATAGTTTGGTTCTTTTTTTGTTATCATTCTGTTAGATCGTAGTGTGCAGTGGCTCCGAACGGCGCTTCTAGTTCCTTGTCGCGGTTTGAGTGAATGATGAAAACTGTGTCACAGTAGTCTTCATCGCCCCAGCTATTCCAAGCATAACCGTCTGTGAACATAAGAAACTTCTTAGGCTGAATGTCGTGTTCCTTCATGTATTCCCAGTTGCACATAAAGTCTGTGCCGCCACCGCCGCGGATCTCATACTCGGTAAGATCTTCGCCACCGTCAGCGGAAAAGTCTTCTTCACCATAAACCTCAGTGTCAAAGCACCATACCTTGATACGGTAGTCTTGATACTCGTCCATGATACCTTTGATTTCGCTCAAGAAGTCACGTGCCTGCCATTCACCGATTGAACCTGACATATCAAGTGCTACACAGATGTCGATAGTCTCGTCGAAGTTCATACCAGGTAGCACAGCACCAGACATTTGACCTTTACGGCTCGGGCGAGCAAACGTGAAGTCGTTGCGGATAGTGCTCTGGATCTGCTGACGAAGCAGTTCACGCCAGTTCATCTTAGGCTCAGTAAGCTCTTTGATCATGCGAGCCACACCAGCCGGTACGTTACCTGCACCTGCAGACTGTGCTGCGCTCAGCATGTTCTCTTTGATCTCGTCTTTGATCTGACGACGCTCTTCTTCTGTCAGCTTGCCAGGCTTCTTGCTGATCTTGTGACCGTTGCCGTCTGTTTCCTCTTCGCCGTCGTCGTCGCCGTCGCCTTGAGCATCCCAGTCAACGTGCTCGTCTAGCATCTCGCCCAGCTGGTCTAGAGCGTCTTGACCGTTCTTCTCCATTTCTTCGAGCAGGTCCTCGTATACTTCTTCTGAGGTCCAGCCTTCGTATTTGAAGTCTTGGAAGCAGTCTACGAGCTTAGGCTTCTCACCGATGCGATCGCGTACAAGTGTGTTGTTCACGATGTAGTCTGCTGCGATGTTGTAGAGCATAGGATTACGCTCGTTACGACGACCGAGGTGATCGAAAACACAGTGCAGGATCTCGTGAGCAATAACAAACTCAATCTCTTTGTTCGACATCGCGTTAAAGAACTGAGTGTTAAAGTACAAGTTACGACCGTCTACAGCGGCTGTTGGCAACCAGTCGTCTGCTGCAAGGATACGCAGTCGAGTTGCCATGTTACCGAAGAACGGGTGACGTAGCAGCAAGCCAACTCGTGCCACGATAATGCGGTCAAACACCTCGTGCCGCATCACTTTGAGTTTTTCTTCAGTAATGTCCGGATCTGGCTTCCAGCTTGATTTGCCCATGCTGCTGTCTTTTGTGCTCATAATTCTTAACCTCGTTTGTATATTGTATTTACAGTATAACACCTTTACAGGACTTGTCAACTGAAAAACGGAAAGCCACAATTACCACGATTACGCCGGCCCGGCGGCAATTCCTCAACAATTCGAACTGTCATATCTTCGTAGTCTACGTACAGGCGAACAAATCCTGTTCCGTAAGCACCTTTTGTGAAGCGGTCTGTGTCGAACTTTGTTGCTTCAAGAGGCGGAAGTATTTTAGTATCTTCCGGAATATCGTGACTTTTTACAGCCATTTTTGATTTTGTTACATAGATACGCGGCCGTTTCTTTTCTTCTTCGTCAGACTGAAACTCCCAGTTTTCACATTCTTGGTAAAGATGCACAGTCTTGTCTTTGTAGTTAGTACGGTCACTGGTATCACCGTTTGGGTTGTAGGAACCGTCTTCTGTACATTTGAACGCACCTAGGTAACGATACGGATTTTCCCACGATCCAATGAATGGGATGCCTACTTCGACTTCTGTAGTTTGCTTTGTCTTTGGCTTATTCGCTTGCTCGAAGTCTTTCTTGTACTTTTGGAAACTACCGGCAGTCGGCACAAAGTAATAGTTGCTGCCTTTGTACATAAACGA